AGCTCACGCGCGTGCCGCCCGGATATAATCCGCAGCATCATCACGACGCGGCGGAAAATGAAAGGAGGATTGCGAAAATGGGCCCGTGAGAATCCTGCTTCTGAACTCTCTATTATTCATTATAAACGAACAAAACGAACAAAACGAACACCTTTATGAATTTTTTGTAAACATTCGGCAGTACGCCATTCGCACAGCGTCCGTGGACTTACAGCTATGCAGCTCCCGGCGAATAACTCCCCAGCGGGGGCCATGCGTCATGACAGCGCGTGCCAAACGCCGTTCCTTTGCCGTTGTCAAACTGCCCACGAACTGCTCAATCTCGGCTTTCTGCGCGGTCAGTGTCTTAATCCGTCGTCGCTCGGCATCACCCGCCGGTAAGCCACGAATCAGAATTGGGTGCGGATAACCACTGCTGCCGTCCTGCACGGTGTCTCCGACAACAGTATGTAAATATTCCTGCAGGTCTGCAATCTCTGCAACAATGTTTGGATAATCTTCAAACTGCTCTCTTGTCATGCCGTTTCTCCTTTCGCACGGTGTATCCTCGCTTTCAGCGCATTCAGTAAACTATCCTGTGTATGTGCTTTGTCTTGCAAAGAGGATATGACATCCTCGTCAACGCCGCCTTTAGTTACCAGCTGGTGGATAATGACCGGGTTAGCCTGCCCTTGCCTATGTAGGCGCTTATTTGCCTGCTGGTATAATTCCAACGACCAGTTAAGGCCGAACCAAATAACATGGTGCCCACCTTGCTGCAGGTTCAACCCATAGGCACAGCTGGCTGGGTGCGCTAACAAGATGTCAATTTTTCCGGCATTCCAGTCACGTTCATCCTGGGGTCCTGTGAATACCCGAACGCGCAGCTTTGTCTTTTTCAATGCCCCCATAATTCGATCCCTGTCATGCTGAAAATTATAAAACACAAGTGCATGCTGCCCATTAAGGGCCTCCACAAGCTCCATGAAGGCCTCAAGCTTGCAGTCGTGTATTTTCACAACCGCACGCTTATCGTCGTACACAGCGCCATTACATAGCTGCAGCAGCTTGTTCGTGAGGGCCCCCGCACTGCCAGCGTCAATCGTCTGCTCATCAACCATAAGCAGTGCTTCCTTTTCCAGTTTGTCATAAGCTTTCTGCGCGGTAGTGTCAAGGACGACGGGTATCATGTCATCAATCTGTGGAGGCAAGTCTAAATAATCCTCTGCCTTCATGCTGATGCAGATATCGGACAGCAATGACTTCACAGAATCTTCCGCACCGTCTTTAGGCTTGTACGTAAAAACCCTTGTGGCGTCCCGCTTATCTGGATTAAAATATCTCTCACGGAATCCGCCAATCGTTTTCCCCAGACGTTGTCCTTCATCCAACAAATACACTTGCGGCCACAGGTCCAATAAACTATGTGGGGCCGGGGTACCAGTTAGTTCTACAATACGCTTGATGTGTTCGCGGATAGATTTCAAGGATTTCCAGCGCTGGGCTTTGTTTGACTTAAAGCTGCTGGCCTCATCAATAACCACCATATCGAAAGGCCAGTCATTCCGGTAATAATCTACCAGCCATTTGACGTTATCCCGGTTCACAATATAAATATCTGCCGGGGTATTTACAGCCCGTACACGTTTTGTTTGACTGCCTAGCACTGTTGAAAATTTTAAGTGCTTCGTATGATCCCATTTTTCAGCTTCATCCTGCCAAGTAGCTTCCGCAACTTTTTTAGGGGCAATCACCAGCACCTTATAAACTTCAAACCGGTTATATTTCAGTTCATTAATTGCTGATAGAACAATTGATGTCTTGCTCAACCTAAGCCCATATCAAGCCAGAGGGCAAGTGCGGGCTTTTCGATGATCTGCTGTTCGCAGTACGCCTGATAAGCATGTGGTATGTACTTCATTTCGGCATCACCTCTCTTTCACCATTCCACTGGTATTGGATGTAGTCAAGAAATCCGTCTACCTGCTCCTTACAGTCGATCGTTTCGACTACAAACCCAAGCCGCCTTAGCTGCTCCTGCGCGGCAACCTGCAAGGGACGTGGTTTCTTCCCGGGGGCTTTCAGCTCTACAAAACTTATCTTGCCACCAGGCATACAAACCAACCTGTCCGGCACACCTGCGCCGCCGGGGGAAACAAACTTGTACGCCCGGCCACCCAAAGCTTTCACCCGTTGCACCAAGTATTGTTCAACGCTTTTTTCCATCACTTTTAATCAACCCCTTTGATTTTTTGCATATATATGTACGCGTGTGTGTATGCGTAAAATACCCCATAATAGGTAATATATACGATTAAAGGATTTATAATCCCCTTTAATTCCTTTATATCTTTATTTTTAACTACATAGGCTATATTCGGTTGACACGGTTGACAAACACCAATAAATACCATACTACTGCGATTTTTCGGTCAACCAAAAACGTCAACTTACAATTTTTTTTCGGTTGACACGGTTGTCATTTTTTGTCAACCGACTTTTTCGGTTGACAGTTCTCGGTTGACCCTTTTTTTAATGTACTTCCACCCTTTTTGCCGTCCATATGTAGCCCCAAATCGAATTACGCCCGCCTTTTCCCATCCCGGAACACGGTCAAGGATCCTTGCTATCCGGCGGCTGTCCTGCTGTCGAATAGTCCATTCTCGTCTCCATCCAAAACACTCATGCAGCACCTCCAAAACACAAATTCGGTCACGGTGTACAAGTTCTATTTCGGTGTCTTGCATGGCGCCATTCAAAAACATTTCCCGCGCTGCCGGGTCCATTTTCATCCAGTTTGATGGCACTTTTCGGTCAAGAAATTCAATGATTTGTCCCTCATAATCATCTCGCTCTGTGTGCCCTTCGCGGCGTTCTTCTGCTTCTTTTTCTGCTTCAGGGGATAGGGTGAGAGGTTCTCCCGTCTGCCAATATATAACGGCTTCTGCCCATAGCTGGTTGACCTTTTCTGGGGTTAGATCTTCCCATACATTCAGTCGTGGCTTTTCGTGATAATCAATTGGCCAAAAGCGGCGGTTTCCTGTCGGGTCTTTTAGATAATCGTTATCATTCGTTGTGCCAAAAAGGACACATTGGCGGGGGTGTTTTTCACTTCTGCGCGCATAAGCCGCCCTGTATTCATCACAGTTTTGGGAGATCATTTGTTTAACTGTGTTTGTATCTGCTTTGCTCATACCTGATAGCTCCGGTATTTCAATAATCCAGTTTCCCTGAATAACCTCTGCGACAGCTTTTGGGTCGTCGAATGACACCATAAGTGCTGCCGCCCATGCGCCGCCTAATCGAGAAACAAACGTGCTTTTATAGGTTCCCTGCGGTCCGCAGATAACTACCATTTCATCATACTTAATACCTGGGTTCATAACACGTGCCACTGCAGCTACCAGACTTTTGCGTGATACCTGCCTTGTATATGGGGTATTTTGTTCTCCAAAATAGTCCTGATACAGTGTGTCGATTCTCGGAGTATTATCCCATTTAAGGCTTTGTAAATACTCCTTTACCGGGTTGTATTCATTTTCAGTAGCTACCTGCAGCAGTGCGTCGTTAATCATATCGGCTGAATGAAATTTAAGTAACTGCTCTATACAATTACGCAGTCCGGAATCGTCCGTATCTGTCCATTCAAAAATATCGTTTCCCTTATTTCGTCCAGCCCAGGGGAGCGGGCAAGTGCCTTCTATCCGCCCGCTGAAAGTATTTAAACGGATTTTTCCTTTTAGTCGCGGGTCATTTTCCAGCATAGTCATAGCATTAAAGATCATGTGTTCGTACTTGCCAGAATCAGATACTTTCAGCTGTTTCATCCATGATGTATCAATTTTATCTGGGCTTTTTTGCCCACTGGCGGCAGCCATTTCCCGGAAATCAGCGGTAGCCTGTTCATATCTTTCGGCATTAATTAGGTCCTCAACCTTTGGGTCATTTCGTGCATACTGGCTCATTGCCTGCCAGCTGGGCAGCTTTCCCGGAGGCGTATCGGGTTTTGCGTTGCCATCCTGATTTCCAAAAAGATGCAGCCGGCATAAATCAAAACTATTGCACAGCTTCCCTCCGGCGGGATCTGTAGCATGATGGGAATAAAGAAAGGCCCCATCCTCATAGATAATTGCCCCGCCGGTTGTACTCCCCGCAGCATAGGTAAATCTGTTGTCACGTTCCGTTGGTATATATACTCCGGACAATACATTTTCTAATGCATCATAAATATTATGTACCTTACACCATGCGCCCACCACACCGCTTTTTGTTTCGGGGTCTTGTTGTTTTGCGGCGAGAGCCTTATATGATTGCTGTGCTCCCGGCACTTGCGGCCAGTTACTCCAATTATGCCAATCTGCATATTTTTGAAGCATCCCATCGGCAGATAACAAAGGTTTATCAGCACTTCGGAAGATAAATTCACCATCACAACAACAGGACGGCCAGTACATAAGTCGTGAAGCTTCAAAAGTTGTGGGATCAAAGATATTCATTCCCGGGTCTATCAGTTCGGCAGCCTTGCGCGCAATTGGTTCATACTCGTCTGTTGAGGCAGTTCGGTCAAGGGGAAGGATAATACGCAATCGCGGTGCAGCGGGTTGGTGTTTACGAGTGCTGTATATTGCATACCCGCAGCCAAGACCATCCACACGGCGCAGAATGTCCTCCGTACCTCCAGGTTGTATATTGTCAGCGTCCAGTGTGATTCCGTCACGAGAGAGTACGGAATTTGCTTTCCTGCGTCCGCCTTGCAGTTCACCGAATACAAATCCGCCAACATCTTTTAAGGTGTCCTGCTGCGATTTAGAAAGGCGCAGATAGGATTCCATTGTTTCAGTGCTGCGCGCTGGGTTATTAAAACGCGCATAGAGAGATCCCAGCGTAAGCCTTTGTTCTGGCCATTGCGCGGCATGTCTGCTGCCAGCTGCTGAAATCGTTACCAGTCTGTCATACTGCATATCTTTAACTTCCTCTCAGTCTTTTGTGAAATACGCGCCCTCCCAGCCATCCGCATTTAATGGCAAGCCAGGGGCCCACGGGATAGGTTCGCGCATTATTTTTATCATTTCGTCAAGCGATTGGTTCTGCGTTGCATCACAGATAATTTCGTCGTGTATATGAAATACTGGTTTGTAGCCAATTTCCTCTAGGCGCATGATTTTTAATGCTAAACAGTCACGTGCAATTGCCTGTACACAGTTTTCAACCAGTTTTCCGCCATAGGTTTCCGTTAGCTGCCATTTGTGTGTAGTCTGGTTCTGGCCCCAATAATTTATTTGTGGGCGGCCCCACTCATTGGTTGTAAGTCCCGGGTGTACATAGTAGAGCTTTCGGCCGCTGGGTAATAGGATCGTGAGAAAATCATTGTTAGCATCAAATTCCCGGGTAAAAAGCAAGCATCGTGCTGCTGTTTGTCGGCCTGTCTGTACTGTTTCTATCGCTGCTTGTTCTACCTGATGCCATAGTCCTACAATCCGTTTATTGCTTTGTCTCCACTTTTGTACGATTTCGGGCAAATCATCTTCCGGAATACCCATTTTTAGGGCCCCCATGGCGATTAGAGCCCCACTTCCACCTTGATAGCCCAGCGCAAGGGTAGCAACTTTACCTTTTTGTCGTAACGCATATTCAGGGTTTCCTTTTTTAATACGATCAATTGGTACTCCGAACATCTGTGATGCCTGCGCTTCATAGATTTTTCCATGCGTTCGGAAAACATTAAGCACCCATTGTTCGCCCGCAAGCCATGCAATCACACGTGCTTCGATGGCAGAAAAGTCGGCATCTATAAATTTATTGCCCCGCGCGGGTATTAGCGCTGTACGTATTAATTGTGAAAGAATATCGGGTACGGGTCCTAGAATTTTGTCAATAGCTTCTAAATTTCCATCTTTCGCAAGCTGCCTTGCCATATCCAGTACTTTGCCATGCAGGTGTGTTTGCGGTAAATTCTGTACCTGTACAAGCCTGCCAGCCCAACGCCCTGTACGGTTTGCGCCATAGAACTGCATCATGCCCCGGCATCGTCCGTCTTTGCATACTGCCTGCTCCATTGCTTTATATTTGGTAACTGATGTCTTTCCGGTTTCCTGGCGGATTTCTAATACTCGTCGCGCTGTAGGGTCAAGAGTATCACTGTCCAGCAGATCCGTAACATCCGCTTTCCGTAAAGTGCCAATATTATACCCGCGCTCTTGCAGCCACCCCTTCATCTGTGCCATGCTGTTAGGGTTATCAAGTCCAGTTAAGCGCCGTGCTTCCTCTATCAGAGGCTGCACAACCTGTTCATTAGTTCTAATCGCCCCGTCCATAAGGTCAAGGTCAAGCGCCACACCGCGGACATTTAGCAGTAGATTTTGTCTCCACTGCATTTCCACATCATCCGGTACTGGGAAGTTTTTTAACATTTTTCCTATGGTATATTCGGTAACAACATCTTGTTTATTGTATTCTTTAAACAGTTCCCATTTTTCCGGTTCATCTTTTGGGTTTATCCATTTTCGCTGATCTTTATCTGTTTGCTTGTGTGGGGTGCAGAAAGTTTTAATTAAGGCCCTGCCTGTTGCTAATTTGCGTTTGTCTGCCGGCAATCCCAGTGCTTTGCCCGCTGCATCCAAACTCATAGGGTACCCGCAATACTGCGCCTGCAGCATGGTATCTCGCCATTGTTCAAGTGGTAGATTTAATCCTGTGTAGATGGATAGGCAATACCATTCAAACGATGCGTTATAGGCGTGTTTCAAAAATTGCGGGTTGGTAAGATGGGCAATAAAATTTGTGTATGCCTTTCGCTCCTTCGCATGTGGTTGAGTCATATCTATCTGGCAAACCCCATTTCCATCCACGCTGTACCCGATAAGTAAGATTTCAAATTTATCGGATTGTGCGTACTTGAATGCACCGGTTTTCGCGATTGGTTCATCCGATCGGGTTTCAATATCAATATTTATATCATGCATTTCGGCTCCTCCTCTTTAAGATTTTTGGACAGAGGCCGTTAACGTCGACCTCTGAGGACCATATTATTGAGCGGGTGCGAAGATTGGAGCAAAGGTGTTCGGGTCATACTGGCCTGTGAACACCATTCCAGCAGGTGGGGTAACACCTGTATAGGCCGTCTGTGGTGTCGTTCCTGCGGCGGGTGCAGTTGATTTTTGTACGAGTCCGGCAAAGTCGTCATTCGCATTTGCACGAATACCGCCAAGGGGTTCATCATCACGTACTTTCATAATCGTTTCAAGACCTACACCAATCCCTTTATTTTGCGGGGTATTATATCCGAAAAATGTAACGCCGACATGTGCCCAAACGCCGGAATATAGTTGGCTCATGTCAAGTAACTTCTGGCCGTACTCGTCGACCATATCCGGCTGTTGTTTGCTCGACGCGGTAAATACCCACATTCCCTTACACTCATCTCCAAATGGCTGGTTATCGGATGGACGTACGCCATCACCATCATGTACACTGATTTTCGGATTAGCAGGAAATCCATTACCATACCTTTCACGCGCTCTGGCAATCGCGGCAGCACTAGCTGCATCCATACGTTGTTTGTTTGCTGCATCAGACTTCGGTACAAGAAGAGTTGCACCATATTTAGGTTCCTGCGCGCCATTGGGACCCAAGTAGGGTTTGTCCAAATGAACATAAGAAAGACGAACATTCGTAAGAACTACATGTGCGGGATTATTGTTAGCCATTATTTGTATCTCCTTTTTCAATTAGGTCTTTAAAATCATCGTCTGCAGTTGATCGTGGCGACCATGCAGGGTGCCGGTCTGATTCTTCAGCAAGAGCAGGTTTACCCGGTTGTCTGACTACGTGTGCTCCGACGGCAGCGGAAAACTCTTTTTTACCCATCTGTTTTTTAATCTGTGCAAGCGTGTATGGTTCACGGTGGTAAAGTAAGGTTTCTGCCACACCAGCGGAAGTAAGGGCTGTAAAGGCCGTTTCCTGATTATCCCATACGTATTTACCGTTGCCCTCTATTAATTTCCACCCGGGTATCTCTTTGCCCTGTAATAGAGCATTTTTAGCATATTCGCGGGCTTGTTTAATGTATTTTTCGAGGGGGCCAAGTTTGCATAAAAGCTTGCCAAATTCTGGCATAGATAATTGCGGCGGGATAAGCCCCTTAAAATCTTCTACCGCCTTTGTGACTGAGTTAGCATGTTCCCTGCAGGTAGCCGCTGCGGCACACCATCGGCACCAATCGCCTGAGTGATATTCTTTTGTATGATTCGCTGCTAATTGTGCAGCAGGGCGTACCTTAAATGTGCCCCAATCCAACAGCTTTTGTGTGGTAGTAGCAAATTCTTTGATACCACCCGCGCGTGGCTGTATGATAGCCATGTGTATAGTGTCGATTTGCCAAAATGCTTGATAAGCCATGAGCGCGCCAAGGGCATACAGCATAAGCTGCGGATTATTTTCAGCAGGCACCTCAATGTTTCTACCGTATTTAAAGTCATTAATGTAGAGGTCGGTCCCATGAATTAAAATGCAATCTGCTCTACCGAAAGAGCCGGGGACAAAGTTAGAAATATCGAGCTTTACCTCTACAAAAACAGCGGGCTTACTGGAAAATCCGTTTGCAAGGTCTTTTATGTAGTCAACATATTCATCCGTATACCCGTCCATTTCGGGTTGATAGAGCTTGTCTGATTTTAGTTTTTCAAGTTCTGTTTTGTACCTTTTCGGCCCCATAGGGCGCTTGCCGCCATCCGGACAAAGCCCAAAGTATTTACGGAGCTTTAGTTCACACATTGCGTGCGCCAGTGATCCTTCTTTTTCCCACTCTGTATCTTCATCTTCGTCTGCATTAAGCACAACCGACCCAGGGCAATGCAGCCAACGATCAGAGGCGGAGGGGGCGAGTTCTGCATGTTCAGTCGGTGTTGGTGCTGGCATTATATTTGTGCCCCCAGTCCGCGTAAGTCTGTAGCGAATGCGCCTAGCTGTTTGGGCTTTAAGTCGGGCATCCGGGAAACGCTATACTTTTTAAGTAATGCCTGAAGTTGTGGGGCTTTTCCCTGCCCAATAAGAGGACCGACGGCCGCCTGTAATTGATCAATTGTGTAGGTTGGCGTGGCTGCTGTGGGGACAGTGGTCTGTGGCAGCACAGTGTTTGCGGTGGTGGGTGGCGTCATAGCGGGGGCAGGTGCTGCATTTGTCGCGGTTGGAGTAACCGGGACAGTTGGCGAAACAGCGGTGGCAGCAGTTTGTACAGGCACGGTCACCGGAACCGACGGTGCAGGTTTTACTGAGGTACTGGCTGCGGGTTTTACCGGGGCTGCCTGTTCTGCTGTAAACGGCAGGCTGTTGTCAAAAGAAAAGGTATTGCACACCTTGTCCAGCAGGGCTTCCAATTTCGGGTCAGCGGTTAGAGTAACTTTAATTTCAAACATTTATTTGTCCTCCTCGTAGTTATGTATATTTGTATCGCTGCCGCAGTGCTGGCAGTGTCCGGCGATTACATCAATGCTGCCACATACAGGGCAGCGGTCAGGCCATTCAATGTGCATCACATCCTTTTTAGCCGCGCTGCGGACGTTGTCTAACACCGGGGTAAGATCGTCCGCGTCCTTGGCAACCCTCATTGGAAGAACCATCGACTCCTGCCCATGTGCTGAAAGAAGAATAAGGGGCTGGTATGGTCCATAATATTGCAATTTTATGGGCTCATGGCTGGAACGCTGGCCCATGATGGCTTTAATTCCGTCAATCAGACGGCGGGGGTTTACAAATAGGTACTTTTCAGTTTCGTCATTTGGCAGTATTCGAGTAAGGTCGGGAAACTCCCCGTCCAATTTCTTTGACTCTCTTGTTTCTGTGGTACCGGATGCCGTAAATTGGAACAAAACCTTTTTCGCACTTACGGTGATATTCACCAGCAGGGGGGTACGGCACTTTGGCTTTTTAGGAACGTCGAATGGCAAAATCGTGAAATCAAGGTACTGTTGTGGTGCTTCAAAGCATTTGGCAAGCACGGACGCTTGCTGATAGCCGTCAAGGGCAGTTGCTAAAATACGCCCATCCGTATGTGCTTGGAAACGGATGCCCTGAAGCAACGGTACGCTGCCACTGACGGGCGTAATAGGTTTCAAGCGTTTCATAGTATCTGCAAGTAAATCCCAATCGAGAGTAAAAGTGTTTTCTACGCTCATTTGTGCGCCTCCTCTGCGGTTAAAAGTCTGGTTGCCCAGCGCCATGACGTTTTTGCCCATGACCCAAACGCCGGGCAACGACTATAGCTGGAACTCGTGCACCGTTTTCTGCAGGTGTCACACGGATATAGCAGCATAATACGCTGCTTGACCTTGCTGCCTTGTTGTGCTACACTGGCCATAGAGCTTATCGTTTTGCTACCAGTGGCGTTTCCGGCACCGCTGGCGGCTTTTTTATTTTCCATTGTCATTATGTATTCTCCTATATTCTTTGCGTCGTTCGCTTTTTCTGTGATTTTGGATACGCGAATTATGCTTTATTGCGCAAGCTCTGCAACAAAATTTTTGCAATTTTATTCCAATAAATTCCTTGCCACATTCTTCACATACCCTGTGAAATGACGGTTTTTCACGCCCAGCGTGTGTGTGTGTTGAGGCCGTAAGAGCCTTTGGCAGGCCTGCTTGCATAGCACATGTTTCCTCTCGTGTGGTAGGCTCATTAGCTGAAGCGGTGCAGTCTGACATTCGACAGTGCAGGCACGTATTCGGTGTAATGTGATTGTATGGGCAATTCATCATCTACACCTCCTTAAAATTCTGTAGTATCTGTCATGGTCGTACACTTTTTGCATTACCGCATGGTGCCTCTCTGCCGCCTCTGCCTGCCGGGCCTGTGTAAATGCTATGTACTGCGGGCACTTGCTGTGGCAGCCAAGTGAGCGCTGCTGGCAGAGGTAGCAGGGGCTTTCTGGCACGGTCATGAGGTGGGCTCCTTATACGCTACGCACCCATCTGATTTTTTTTTAGATTTATCAATATTTTTCCTCCCTTGTTTATTCCACGCGGCGGCGCGGGTAGTACCAACAGCGAACCATCCGTCAGCAAGATAGACTGTACCTTTGTGGCCCTCACCAGTGCTGGAATAGGAAATCAATCCGCGAATTTCAGGCAGATGCTTACGAATATATTTCCGTGTCATTCCGAGGGCTTTACTCTCAGCACAGTGCTCTGTATCGTCAATCAAATACAGCCGCGTAAGCTCCAATATGCGATTATAATCATATGTACGT